TTACCGGCGGTGTATATGCCTTCATAACTCTTGACCCACACCCCTCCGGAGAATTTGTATTGGATGCCTGTGTTCAAGTTGGTCACGTATGCCAGTGTGCTGTCGGGATTCGAAGCGTCCCATACCACGTCCCATTCGTCATTGACAGCGTCATACTGTATGATGTCGTTCTTGCTGGCCGGTCTGTGTTTCCAGCTCTGGCTGAAGAACCAACTCTTGTCAGCGGTGTTGTCCGTGTCAGATGCCACCTCGTCCGTGTCGTCGGCACCATCGGTCCTAAATTTTCCAATGTCCTCGGTGATCAGGTACCTTGTCCCGTTTGTGGGATTTGACCCAGGATCAAACGTCAAGGGGTTAACGATCTTGTCCACTGTGCCCCTGCCATCTATGATGGTGTTGGAAGGTATGGTGTCTGAATCTATGCTGTACAAGAGGATGGTGTCATCCAATGTGGTTGTGGCTATCGTGCCTATGACCTCGTTGCCATTCTCCTGTGTGAGCCTGATCTGTGATGTGCCGTTGGTGACCTTGCCATACTGGTCAAGCAGTACTTTCCAGTTCATGGGAGGACCGAATGTTTCAAAAGGGTCTGCGAGGCTTGACTCGTTGGCTCCTGTGTAGAACCCGTCACCGCCAGATTTCACGTTCACTCCTGTTGTTCCTAATAATCTCAACTGATTTCCCGTTACCAACAACCCGAAGTTGTTTGGTGTCACGTAACTCCTAGACATCAATTCACCGTCGATCAAGCCTTTGGCTATGCCACCGTCGTCATCGTATATGCTCATTATGATCTTCTGTACCACTCCCAGTTTCTTGACCTTAACAGGTGGTGATAACCATATTGGCATACTGAATGTCAGTGTGGCCACGTCGATCTCTGAATCCGCCCCAACGGGTATGGTCCTCGAACTGAAGGTCACTCCCGTCAGTTCCACGTAACTGAGACTGGTCCAATCTATGTAGTTGTCGGACTTTTGTATCTCGAAGTCTGGATTGAAAAGATAAAGTATCTGTTCCATTATCTGTAGTTTCTGATCGGTGTTTGAACTCCATATGTCGGCAGTTACCTCCAACCTGAATGGTGAAGGCATCACTTTCTCTATGGTGTATCCAGCGCCCAATTGGTTGGTGTATTCTCCTGTGGACTCATCATATGCACGTTCTTTCAGGTGCTGTTTCTCTATGTGGTAGGGATTCTGCATCCTGTCTCTATCGTAGTTCAATTCTCTCACATAACAGGCTATCTTTGGTGCGTAGGCCAGTGCGTTCTCAGAGTTGTTACGTATGATATTAGCCACTTGCCTGGTTGGATCTCCATATACTACAGGAACTGCCCTCAGTTGGATCTGCCCATCCGAACCCCTGCCGGTCTCCACGGAGAAATTGCTCAATATCCTTATGAATTGAGTGAGGAATTTCCTAACCTGTCCTTCGTAGAAGTGTAACATCTTTAATTGTCAGCCTTTGGTTTCAACGCGTCTGTCAATGCTTGTCTCTGCTCAACCGTCAATCCGTTTATTGTTGAACTGGTCGAGTTGTTGACGAAACTTGTCTTGAAGTTTGCTCTTGAATCATTGTTGGTTGTAGTTATCCTTACGGAATCCTCTATTTTGACCCATCTGGTTCCGTCAAATCGGAACAGTCTGTTTGGTAGGTAATCGGTCCTTAGGAAGTAGTCGCCCTTGTCAACATTCGCTGTTGGGAACGATATACCAAATCCCGCCGGATTACCGTTTGGTGCCACTCCGTCACCGTCTAGATAGAATCCGTAGTGTGATGCGGCCGGTGTGTCTATGACGGCGTTTACTGATTTGTCTGAACTCACCCTGTCAGTGTCGTTCACGTTGTCCGTCCTGATGTTGCCCCTCTCGTCGATGGGAGCCACGTAATACTGTTTGTAATTGAATCCGGATTTTGGAGCGTCCGCCTCCGCCTGTGCCACTATCTGATCGTTGATGGTCTTTTCCCTGTTGTAGGTGCTCATGTAACTGGCCACGGATCCTGCCGTTGTGGCATCTCCGATGATGTCTTTGAATTCCTGTGAATCCACTAGTGTCTTCATCTTCAGTCTTAACAGGTGTGGCCACCAAGTCTGTGAGAATCCCTCCGCGGCCCTGTTTACATCTTCCACAACATAATATCTCTTGAGTGATATCGGTATGCTCTCGTCCAGAGAATAGTCTTCCTTCATGTGTGGGAATTCTATCACATCTCCCGCCATGGGTTTCCTGCCGATCCTCTCCACTATGTCATTCAGATGTACAGTTAAAAATAGTGTATCGTTCTGTAGGAACATGCCAAACTGCGATAGGTTGAAATCTGCGTCCTGTACGTTGTATATCCCCCTCACAACATATACATCATCTGCATATTTTCTGTCTCTGTTCTCTAAGAACAGTAGATCCTGTATGGTCCTCTCGTTTAGGCTGTCCCCTGAGTACTGCGGTTGCGTGGGACTGGCCGGTCCATCCTTGTTGGTATCGCCCTGATCATAGGGTCCTAGGTATTTGTGGAAGTGTAGGTCCGTTCCACCCACCGTGAACATCTCCTTGATGTTGCGGTCAAAGAACTTGTAATCATTTCCCTTTTCAGGCTTGAAAATCGACAGTCTAGGCATATCATACATATTTATTGTATAGCTCAAACCAATAAATACGACTATGTCAGAACTTCAAACAGGACAACAGCAAATATTTGATTATGTGAAGAACAACCTCGGTGAGGGCATGATCGATGTGGAACTGGACCCAAAACACTACCAAACGGCACTGGAAAGGGCCACCAACAGATACAGGCAGAGATCATCAAACGCTGTTGAGGAATCATACGCATTCCTAGAATTGAAGAAAAATCAAAACAGTTATATTTTACCCGACGAAGTTATCAATGTGAGGAATCTCAATAGGAGGACCGTGGGGTCAAGGACAGAAGGCGGAGAGGGTGGAACACTGTTTGAGCCGTTCAACCTGGCCTACACCAACACCTATCTTTTGAGGGCGGGTGCCACGGGAGGTCTGGCAACCTATTACGCCTTCGCATCATACCAAGAACTAGTGGGCAAGATGTTTGGAAGTTTCATACAGTTCCACTTTGACGTGGCCACGAAGAAACTGACAATAACACAGAGACCACGGGCGGACAACGAGACCGTGTTGATGCACACCGACAACTACAGACCAGACATAACCTTATTCAAGGACATCTACGCCAAACCATGGATCAGGGACTACACCTTGGCCGTGTGCAAGGTCATGTTGGGTGAGGCCAGAGGCAAGTTCAACACTATAGCGGGACCACAGGGTGGAACCACACTGAACGGTGACGCACTCAAGAACGAAGGCAACGCTGAGATGGAGAGACTTGACCAAGAGATCGGCAACTTCCAAGAAGGTGGCACACCACACAGTTTTGTTATTGGTTAATTCCAGTCAGATCACATCTAAATAGTGTTGATGAAAAAATCCAATTACAAGAATTATTCTGACCTCACTTTAGATGAACTGGAAAAGTTGGTAGAGGAATTGGAAACGATGAGCATCAAGGCGTTGAAAGCACGAAAGAAAACCCTGAGGGCTTCAATACTGAGATCCGTGAGAAAAGCAATCAAAGAGATTGAAAAACGTCTGAAAAAATAGTATAATAATCCTATGCTGATAGGAGTGGTAGGATTGATAGGTTCTGGTAAAGACACCGTGTCAAAGAGATTGGAGCAAAAGCACGGATTCCGCAGGGATTCTTTCGCCAAGAGTCTCAAGGATGCAGTCAGTGCCATGTTCAACTGGGATCGCGAGATGCTGGAAGGCAATGGCGACGACAGCAGACAGTGGAGGGAACAACCTGACGAGTTCTGGTCAAAGAAGTTTGGCAAGACAGTCACACCGAGATGGGTGCTACAACACTTCGGCACGGAGGTGATGAGACAGCACATGCACGATGCGATCTGGATTGACAGTTGCCTGTCCAGGTACGACGGCAAGCCCACTGTGATATCAGACACAAGATTCCAGAACGAATTGAAAACAATCAAAGAAAATAGCGGTCAGATCATATTGGTCAAGAGGGGTGAACTGCCCACACGAGAACAGATGCAGGATAAGGGTGCCCACAAATCAGAGTGGGACTGGATGGGCTGGAACTTCGATCATGTCATAGACAATGATGGCTCCAAGGAGGACCTGTACAAGAAAGTGGACGACCTAGTCGTCAGCAACAAGATCACCAATCCTCCAACCAAGACGACGGATCCCCTGCAACCGCTGGCAATTGGCGCAAACAGTTTTTAGATTACCCACTGATATATTACGCAGATTCCCGTCCACGAACAACACGTCCAGTTGTGCGTTATCCTGGGCTTTGAATCCACAAACTTCACACTTCTTCTTTTTCTTGTAGCCAGAGCGCTGTAATGCTGTGATCCCTCCCACACGTTTGCCCGTTTTCTTCCTGTTGCAGGCGTCACAAAGACTGCGCCAGTAGATCCTGTCGCCACGCCTGTAGGCATAGGCCCTTGGTCGGCTCTTGCATTGCTTACACAACGGTCTAAGACTCTTGTCCATAAGCATATTTACGTCGCCTATATAGGTACCTGGAAAATGGTAAATTCTGTCGTAAAAACCATATGATCTAATAAATAACTCTAGTATACACGTAACTTGCAAGGAGAATACGAAAAATGGCTTTAACATCACCAGGAGTAGAAGTTTCAGTAATAAACGAGAGTTTCTACGTACCATCAGATGCGGGTACAACACCACTATTCATAGTAGCATCATCACAGGATAAGGCAAACGGAGCGGGAGACGGAACTGCGGCAGGAACAACAACAGCCAACGCCAACACTGCTTACCTTATCTCATCACAGAGAGAAATAACAGAGACTTTTGGAGATCCAAAATTCTACACTGACGCTTCGGGAAATTCATTACACGGTTATGAATTGAACGAATGGGGTCTACAGGCCGCATACAGTTTCCTAGGAGTGGCCAACAGAGCATACGTTTTAAGAGCCAACGTTGACACCAACGGATTGATCGGAAGCGCATCGGCTCCGACAGCGGCACCAACAGATGGCACATACTGGTTCGACCTTGCATCAAGCACGTATGGTATATTCGAATGGTCTGCAACTAACCAAGCATTCACAACAATAACTCCGATACTGATCACTTCAACAAGTGACCTAGTTGGTGCGGTGAGCACTGGTGCACCGAAGACATCAATTGGAACCATCGGACAGTACGCGATCAACACCACACACGTTTCTAACAAAATGTACTACAAGAACTCAAGCAACGCTTGGGTACAGGTTGGATCAAGTGCATGGCACTTGTCACATCCGGTGGTAACAGTTGCGTCAGGAACGACAGTAACAAGCGGTAACACTTTCGTTATGAACGGTGTCACAATCACACCAGGCGGCACAGCTCTATCAGATGTGGCCACAGCGATCGGTTCAAACGTCACAAACGTTTCAGCCAGCGTGAACGCTACCACAGGAAACCTAGAGATATTCCATAACGGTTACGCATTAGGTGATTCATCAGCGGGCACAAACACAATCCGATTCGAAGAAGGTAACGGAGTACTAGCACAACTAGGAATCACAGCAGGCGTCAAGAATGGTGCCAAGTTCCTACAAGACAAGCACACCAACAGACCTACCTGGAAGACAGCAGATGAAAGCAGACCAAACGGTTCTGTGTGGTTCAAGACAACCAGTGCCAACTCGGGAGCGAACATTGTTGCTAAAATTTACAGCACGTCAAATGCGAGTTTCTCAACAGTGGCCAGCCCACTTTACGCCACACACAACTCAGCGATCTACAACCTAGACGCCGCGGGTGGTGGAGCGAACCTGACCGTTGGATCACTTTACGCACAGTACAACATCACTGAACAGAGCATGACAGCGGCGGACGCCTCTGACACGACTCCAAACGTGGGTGACTTCCAACTGTTCAGATACGAGGGCGGTGTTACCACAATC